TCAATTAGATTCTTATCATTTGATAATGAAAAACAAGGCAGAAACATTAACATCAGGTTCATCACAGCCGGAAGTGTTTAATGTATTAGGACAATTACAAACTATAGAAAGAGTTAAAAAATCAGGAGAAATGATCTATAACAAGAAAGAGAAATTGACTAATGACCTCGGAGCCAAACCAGAATAGAAAACTATTTTTTTTAGTAGCACAACCTAGATCGGGTAATACTTTATTTGCAAGTATTATGAATCAGAACCCTGAGATAGCTGCGACTGCTAATTCTATAACATTAGAGATAATGAAAGATCTACATCTATTAAAAAAAACTGATGTCTTTCAAAATTTCCCTGATCATAGATCCTTGGATAATGTATTAGATTCAGTCTACGATACTTTTTATAAAGATTGGCCACAAAAAGTAATCATTGACCGGGGACCTGTAACGACACCAAGTAATTTTCAGTTAGTGCAAAAACACTTTAAACGACCTTTTAAATGTATTATATTACTTAGAAATTTAATGGATGTTCTTGCAAGCTATATGCAATGGTATACAGAAAACCCTGATGCCTTTCCTAATAGATATAATTTAAATACCGATGAAGAAAAATTAAGTATGCTTATGAATAAAAATGGTGCTGTTGCTAAAGAGTTAGACGCAATTCAAAATTCATACAACTATCCAGGTATGTGTCACTATATAAAATACGATGATATGGTTACAAATCCCGAACAAGAGTTTGGAAAAATATATCAATTTATAGGTGAGCCTTACTTTAAACACAACTTTGAAAACCCAAGTGATGTAAAAGTTAATGGTTTAACTTATGATGATAAAATTATGGGTAGTAATATGCATAAACTATTTGCAGGTAAAGTTAGAAAAGTATATAACCCTTACATTGAAAAAATTCCAGAAAGAATAAGAGAAAAATATGGACACATTAAATTTTAAAGTATGTCCTTTAGGGCAAACTGTTTTAAAGTATCAAGTTCCGCTTGATATATTTAATGTTATTAACGATATTTATGAAACAAAATATCCAACATTACCTCCTGCTAATAAACAATTAGTTGGTAAAATTGAAAAGGAACATAGTTTATTTTATCAAGGTAAAGATACTTCAAAAATGCACCATCACAATATGTTAACAAATAATGTATTACAATGGATTGATACAGCTATGGGTCACTATTTAGATTTTAATGAAATCAAAGGTTATAAAAAATCAATAAATTCTATTTGGGTGAATCAAATGTTTCAACATGAATATAATCCAGTGCACGTGCACCAAGGAACTTTGTATACAGGTTTATCAAGTGTCATGATTTTAAAATTACCAGAATCTTTTGGAGTAGAATATTCTTCAAAACATAACCCAACGAATGGTATGCTACAAATAATGGGTTCAGTATCAGGTCAGTTTTCAGCTTGCGATTATTCTCCTAGTATTAAAGAGAGAGATTTTTATATATTTCCATATGATATGAGGCACTGTGTCTATCCTTTTAATGGACCCGGATATAGAAGAACGTTGTCTGCAAATTGTGATGTAGAATATAATCCCATAATGAATAGAGGTAGAGACTAATGTACGAAAATAAAATAATAACAGAACCTAGATGGAAAAGTTGGATTGTTCAAACAACAACACCTTTATTTACACCTGATCAATGTAGACAAATTATTGCATCAGGTAGAGCACAGAAACCACAACAAGCACAAGTAGGTGTTGGAAAACCAGGTGGTGGAACAGATACAAAAAAACGAATAACTAAAATCAGTTGGATTCCGTTTCAAGAAATGGGACATATGTACCAAGATTTAAATAAATTTATTCAACAAGCAAATAAAAATCATTTTGGTTTTGGTGATATAAGAGTTACAGAACAAGCACAGTTTACAGAGTACCCTGAAGGAGGATTCTATGATTGGCATATGGATTGTGATGTAAACATGGAACATGAACCTCCTGTAAGAAAAATATCAATGACTCTTTTATTAAATGATCCATCAGAGTTTGAAGGTGGAGATTTAGAACTTATGGCACCAGGAAAATATGCAGAACTTAAACAAGGTCATGCAATTATATTTGCGTCATTTTTAAATCATAGAGTTAATCCAGTTACCAGAGGTATGAGACAATCTCTTGTTGTTTGGTTTGGAGGCAAAGCTTTTAGATGATTAGAGAAGAATTTTTTCCTACCAGTGTTTTTGGTAAAGATATAAAATTAGATAATAATAAACTAGCACAAGACATTGTCAACTGGTCTAATCAAGATCAGGGATTACAGAAAACAAATTACAAAGGATGGCATTCTACAACCAACATGGCATCAAAGCCAGAGTATCAACCTTTAGTTGATGAGTTAATGATCATGTGTAAAGATATGTTTAAAGAAGAATGGTTAGATAGAGAACCCGTTCTTGGTAATATGTGGGCTAACATAAATCCTAAAGAAGGAATGAACCAACCACACATACACGCTAACTCATTATTCTCAGGTGTGTATTATGTTAAGTCAAACCCACAAGCTGGTAGACTTAAAATATATGACCCAAGACCCGGAGCACAAATAGTAATGCCTGCAAGAAAAGAAGGTCAACCTCCTAAACATTTGTGGAGAGATGCAAATATTGATCCTATTCCAGGACGTATTATAATGTTTCCTGCATGGTTATGGCATAGTGTTGAACCTAATGAATCAAATGATATAAGAATATCAGTAAGTTTTAATTTTATACAACATGGCTTTTAATAAATATCAAGTAATAAAAGGTGCTATTAGTTATGAGTTAGCTAATTTTATATTTAATTATTTCTTACTTAAAAGAGATGCAGTTAAATATATGTACGAGAATAACATTATTTATGACAATGGAATGTTTGGAACATGGAGAGATTTTATGGTACCAAATACTTACGGTCATTATGCAGACCATGTAATGGAAACCTTATTAATGAAAGTATTACCAGTAATGCAAAAAAAAACCGGACTAGATCTATGTCCTACGTATTCGTATGCAAGGTTATACAAACAAGGTGATGAATTAAAACGACATAGAGACAGACCAAGCTGTGAGATATCTACGACGATAAACTTGGGTGGTGATCCATGGGCAATCTTTCTGGAAGGAACTAAAGTCTTGCTTGAAATAGGGGATATGCTAGTATATAGTGGCTGTGAACTTGAACATTGGCGAGAGCCTTTTGACGGGAACATTTGCGGTCAAGTATTTCTACATTATAATCATGTGAATGGCCCATTTGCTGAGAAAAATAAATTTGATGGGAGAGCTATGTTAGGTCTACCATCAGGAATAAAATAGTATTATAATGAGGCTATATGTTACAAAAATTAGGTATTGTACCAGGATTCAACAAACAAGTATCAGATACAGGAGCCGAAGGTCAATGGATCGAAGGTGATAATGTACGTTTTAGATATGGGAGTGCTGAAAAAATAGGTGGCTGCCTTCAATTAGGGGCAGATAAACTGACCGGTGCAGCAAGGGCTCAACACAATTGGGACAATAATGCTGGACTTAAATACTCAGCAGTAGGTACTAATAGAATTTTATACGTTTTTTCCGGTGGTGTTTTTTATGATATTCATCCAATTAGATTAACATTAACTAGCTGTACTTTTGTCAGTGACGGATCTACTACAGTTACTGTAACTTGTTCTGCTGCTCATGGTTTAAAAGACGATGATATCGTCTTATTTTCTAACACTACTATTCCAGGAGGATCTAGTTTATCCGCAGCTACTTTTAATGATGTAAAGTTCATGGTTACAAGTGTTCCAACTTCAACTACTTTTACAATTACATTACCTGCAAATGTTACGGGAACAGCTTTAGCTGCAAACAATACTTCAACAACAATTCAAATTTATTATTCCGTAGGTCCAGCGCAACAAGTTGCTGGTTTTGGTTTTGGTACAGGTCTATATGGAGGAACTTCCCCCGGTCCCGCAACCTCTACTCTTGCGACTGCCTTAACGGATACAACAACAACTAACATTGTTCTTGCTAGTTCAAACTCGTTTCCGGCATCAGGGACCATAAGAATAGGTACAGAAGATATTTCTTACACAGCCAATAACACAGGAACAAATACTTTAAGTGGTGGTGCTAGAGGTGTAAATGGTACAACAAAAACCACACATTCTCAAAACGCTGTAATTACAAACGTAAGTTTATTTATAGGATGGGGCCAAGCTTCAACTAGTGTTTTTCCTTTTGATCCAGGTTTGTGGGTATTAGATAACTTTGGTACAAAATTAATTGCACTTATTTATAATGGAGAATGTTTTGAATGGGATGCAGCAGCAGCAGATGCAACTTCAACAAGGGCAACTATCATTGCTAATGCACCAACAGCATCACGTCATGTATTAGTATCAACTCCAGATAGACACTTAGTATTTTTTGGAACTGAGACTACAATTGGAGATAAGACTTCACAAGATGATATGTTTATTAGATTTTCTGACCAAGAAAATATTAATGAATACACTGTAAGAGCAGAAAATACAGCAGGTACTCAAAGACTAGCAGCTGGTTCTAAAATTATGGGGGCTTCTAAAGGTAGGGATGCAATTTATATTTGGACAGATACAGCATTGTTTTTAATGCAATTTGTCGGTCAACCTTTCACATTTGCTTTTTCACAAGTTGGAAACAACTGTGGGTTAATAGGTAAGAATGCATCTGCTGAAGTTGATGGTGTTGCTTATTGGATGTCAGAAAATGGGTTTTTTGTATATGATGGTCAATTAAGATCTATGCCTTGTTTGGTAGAAGATTTTGTTTATGATGATTTAAATAGCACACCTAGAGATTTAATTTATGCGGGGACTAATAAT